AAATATGCTATAATAATGCCACTAGCCACGAAGCCCTTGAAAACACTGATTTTCTGAGGCGCTGGAGCGAGTGAATACGGGATTGAATACGACATTTTTATATTACCATGTATTCAAGCAGCTTATCCACGGTATCGGTCCGCTGCTCTTCCGTTATGTGAGTGTATAGATCCAGCGTTATCTGGACGGTGCTATGGCCTAGCCTATCAGAAATGTTTTTAGGCTCCACCCCAGCGCTAAACAACAATGAAGCGTGTGTATGTCGTAAACCGTGGGGCGTGATTGGTTTTAGTTTATGGTCAGCTATAAAACGCTTGAAGTAGCGTATAAAATTGTGAATGTGCACCCACTCGCCCCGCTGATTCGTGAAGATGAAATTTTCATCGCCCTCGAAATGCTTACCGTTTTTAAAATAGATCTTGATCTGGTCCTTTTTCCAGCTTTTCAAAATTGAAAGAGTGGCAGAGTCAATAGAAATTACGCGCTTACTGTTTTTTGTTTTAGGCGTTTGAAGCGTTTGTTTTTCTTTGATCCGGGCAGCCGTTTTATTGACGGTTATTCTTTTATTTTCGAAGTCAATATCGGACCATTTAAGAGCGAGGGCTTCCCCTTGACGTAACCCGGTATAGGCCATTAAGTGGACCAGCGGAAAGAAATAAGATAACGTGGTATTTTGCGCTAGTTTTAAAAACTCTTTTAACTCTTCCTTTGTTAAGAAATTACCTTTTCTTTGAGTTTGCCGGCTTTTCGGCTTGATTACCTTATCAAAAGGGTTTGAACTAATCACGTCCATTAAAACAGCATATTTGAAAATTCGATTAATAACCGAAAGATAATGATTATATAAGACGTAGCTTTTACTTAATTCAATAACCACCTTTTGACAATATGTGACTGAAATTTGTTTCAGCTTCATTCCCTCAAAGTACTCTTCAGTCATTTTCTCGACTTTTGACTTGACGTTTTCAAACGTGCTGGGCTTGACCGTTGTTTTATAATTTTCTAGCCACAGTTGAGCTAGTTCTTCGAATGTAGGATCTTGAAAACCGTCCGATTGATTCAACGGAAGCCCGTTCTCTTCCACGTCAAGCAGCAAATTTCTTTCGGCTTGTTTGGCTTCTTTCATGGTCTTAAAGCCCCGGCGCGTGGTCCGCCGTTCTTTCCCTGTTGCTGGGTCAATTCCCAGATAGGTCTGAAATAAGTAACGAGTCTCCCCGTTTTTGGTTGTATATTTTTTTATCATGTCTTTCCTCCGTTTTGGCTTGCCCGCACAATTGAAAGAACGAAATGATTTTGCTATACTTAACTTACATCATGTTTTCCCCGTGGCTTGCCTCGGGGCTTTTTTTGTTTATTCGAAAAACAGTTTAATATTATCTGCTTGCGCGTTGGTGATCTTGGCTTTAATTGTCTTGACTTCGTTTGTCTCGATATTCCGCAAGTACAATTTAGCAAGTCCAGGCTTCTCTTCTTGAGTGGTGATAGTGTCCGTATTTACTTTACCTTTTCGTTTCCCAGACGCTCCGATCACGCCACCTAAAATTGTACCGACTGGTCCAAATGCTGATCCAATTCCAGCTCCTAAAAGGGCACTCCCTTTTTTACCTTTTTGCTTGGTTGTCCCAGTCGTTTTTGTGTGCTCTATAATAGTAGAGCCCTCAAATTGAAAATTTTCGAACTCGAACAGCTCCGGAGTGTCTGAATAAAATCCTATATAGTACAGGCCGTCAATTGTTTTTCGAATCGTTGTCGTCCCGATTGAGATCTTTGTTTCTTGGGCAGCTTTCTTTCTTATTTCATTCATTGAAGAAATTCCGTCCGCTGTCTTTTCAGTCGCTTTTTTTGCGAGATCTTTGATTTTGCTATAGTCCATGTTTTTCTCCTTTATCCAACTAAACGATAGTATTCATCTATTACCATTAATTCATCGGCCGTCGTTTTGAGCTTGTGGCGTTCCATAAAATGTACATAATTAAACTCGCTCGCGTCCCCGGCTTCTAACTCTTCCTTCAATAGCGCATGTATCATGGCCCTATTTGCCTCATTCTCGCACTTGATCGGGTTTATGGTATATTCGGCCGTCGTATGCTCCAAATGCCCCAGCTCGTGCAAAATAACGCGTTTCTGGGCTTCTCCAGTTAGTGATTTATTAACGAAAATGATCTTCATATCAGATAAGATCATTCCGGGGCGTGGCCACAGTTCATTGTCAAAGTAAGCGAGCGTGACGCCCGCTTCGTGACAAATATCTTCTAGTCTCATAATCTTCCTTTTAGATATCCTTCAATAATATTTTGTATAGCGACGATATCTTCTTCATTGAGTGGCTTTCCGTCGAAAGTCTTCGCGCTTTTGGCTAGCTCGCGCAGATCCAAGTCCGAAAAGTCCGGATCTTTCTTTACGGGTTTGACACCGAGCAAAAATTCCGGGGTTACTCCGAGAGCCGTCGCGAAAGCGTCCGCCCGATTCAATGGAAAAGTACGCGTCTTATTAAAATAGCGAGAGATCCCCGACTTTGCCATATTCGTTTTTCTTGCAAGCTCACTTAAAGAAATATTCTTTTCGGCACTCAATTCCTTTATTAATTCTATTATTTCGTCGTTTGTCCTCATGGTTTATTCACTCCTTTTTATTCACGTTTCTATTATATCACCGTTCCCGAAAAAGTACAAATAATACTAAAAAAATAAAAAATGTATTTTTTTTGAAAAAAAGTGTTGACAAAAGAGAACGGTTAGTTTATACTAAGATTGTTCCCGAAAGAGAACGAAATAAACCAAACGGAAGGAGGTCGATTATATGACCGTAAATCATTTACGAATCAAAGCGGAGCGAGTCGCGAAAGGACTCACACAAGACGACATGGCAAAGGCCCTTGGTTGGTCTGATCGTGCTCGTTACGCTAAACGCGAAAACGGTCTGGTATCATTCGACGCTGACGAATTGATAAAGGTCGCGACAATCCTCGGATTCTCAAAAGACGAGATCGGTATTTTTTTTACCGAAAGCGTTCACTAAAGAGAACAGAAGGACACGAAAAAGCACCCGAGCGAGAACGTTCGAGCGCTTGAAAAAATATCTACCTTAATTATATCAGAAAGTGCTTGCCCGCACAATTGGAGGAACGAAGAAATGGAGGAGCTATACTTGCCACCCTTGATCTCAGACGAGATCGCGAAAGTCTATCTCAGATCGATCGTGGATATCGTGAGAGACGAGGTAAAGAAAGAAATGGAAGAAAAACAAATGCCACTCGATCAGAAAGCCTTGATGAAAAAATTCGGCTTCGATCATGGTTATATAAAGAAGCTAGAACGTCGAGGACTTGCATTTCGGAAACAAGGAAAAAAGAAAATGTACGATGTCGCAGACGTTTACGAAATTTTAGAAAAAGAAAAGGAGTATTTAAAATGAATGAAATTATTATTTCTGGGCAAGTTGCCGGGACAGTAGCAATCGGGGGCGTGTGCTTCATTGCTGGGCTTATCGTATCGTGGAAGGACCACAAGAAACGAATGAAGATCGCAAAAACTGAAACGTTAAAAGCGATTGAAGAAGGACTTCCAGAACACAATGCACAAGTCATTGAACAATACGAGGACGAGCTCGCAAGCCGTAGAAAGAATATGAAGCTATACACCGAATCTCCGGAGGTACCGTTCCATGTTTGGTAAGAAAGCCCGAAAGATCGAGCAGCAATCAAAAGCGCTCAATCGCTTGTGGTTTATCAATCTGCAACAGACCGAAATTTTGAAAGCTACACTTGAGCGGGAAGAACGATTGCTTGACGAGCTCGCTCGTCTGAAAGGAGAGTTAAGAAATGGTGACAATTAACAAGCTCGAGATCGAGAACGTCAAACGCGTTAAAGCGGTCAAGATCGAGCCGTCAGCGAAAGGGCTGACAATCGTCGGGGGAAACAATAACCAAGGAAAAACAAGCGTATTAGACGCGATAGCGTGGGCCTTGGGTGGCAATAAATATAAACCCTCACAAGCACAACGCGAGGGGTCAACGATTCCCCCAAGCCTTAAAATCACGTTATCGAATGGCCTTGTCGTCGAGCGTAAGGGGAAAAATAGCGATCTAAAAGTTATTGATCCAAGCGGAAACAAAGCCGGCCAAAAATTGCTTGATAGCTTCGTTGAAGAGCTGGCCCTCGATCTTCCAAAGTTTATGGAGATGAACGACAAAGAGAAAGCCTCAACACTTTTACAAATTATCGGCGTCGGAGATCAGCTTGTCCAACTTGAGATGGAAGAGAAAACCAAGTACCAAGAGCGACATGCGATCGGCGTCATTGCGGACCAGAAAGAAAAGTTTGCCAAAGAGCAACCGTACTATCCAGACGCACCGAAAGAGCTCGTCTCGATTGCTGATCTAATTCAGCAACAACAAGAGATCCTCGGACGCAATGGTGAGAACGCCTGCAAACGTCAGAATCTAGCGAGAATCGAAAACGACTATCAAGGCGCACTTGCAAACGTTGAGCGTCTGGAAGCTATGCTCAAAGAGGCTCGAGAAAAAGAGCAAGGACTTGCGCAAGACTTGGATATTGCTCGCAAAGATACGCAAGATCTGATCGACGAATCAACGCAAGAGATCGAAGAGAGTATCGCAAACATTGAGCAGATCAATCTTAAAGTTCGGGCGAATCTTGACAAAGACAAGGCCGAAGAGGACGCGAAGGGCTACCGCGAACAGTATCGCGAGTTAGATCTTGTGATCGAAGGAATTCGCAAACAAAAAACGGACTTACTCACAAATGCAGACTTACCGCTTCCGGGGCTATCCGTGGAAGATGGCGAGCTCTTATACTTGGGTCAACGTTGGGATAATATGTCCGGATCGCAACAATTACAAGTGGCGACGGCGATCGTTCGCAAGCTCAAGCCAGAGTGTGGCTTCGTCTTGATTGACAAGCTTGAGCAGATGGACCAAGTGACACTAATGGAATTTGGAGCATGGCTAGAACAAGAGGGCTTGCAAGCTATCGCGACGCGAGTCTCAACTGGTGGAGAGTGCTCCGTCATTATCGAAGACGGGTACAGCGTTGCACCAGAAAGTTTTGAAAATGTATTTTCAAACGGGGCAATGAACGGCGCACTAAACACAATCGCGCCAACTTGGCAAAACGGTTTTTAATAGAAAGAAGGAAAAATCATGAAAAAAACAGAAAAATTTATCGTTATTCGTAGCAAAGAAAATGGGTATTTCTTACAGGAGTATGAAAGCAATAATCGCGCTTTGGCTTATAGTGCGAACTGGACCGACGACTTGCGAGACGCTGCAAACAATAGCGTAGAATCTATTGAAAAGCAGGGTGATCGTATGTATAAAGTCGCCGAAGCGTTCGAAGGCGAACTGCTCGAAGTTACCGCAACGTATGAACTCAAAACGCTCGACGGTAAAGAGCCCGAAGATTTGACCGAAAAGATTGAAAAAGGAAAACGCAAAGGCCTCGAAAACCTTCTTCGTGGGCTCTTAGAAAGCAATTTCAGCGAGGACGACGAGGAGGACTAAAAAAATGCAAATCACAAGAGGAAGGAAGGCACGGGCTCAAAAAGTCGTGATCTATGGCCCGGAAGGGATCGGAAAGTCTAGCTTCGCGAGTCAATTCCCGGATCCGGTATTCATCGACACCGAGGGTTCAACCGATAATATGGACGTAGCCCGTATCGACAAGCCTACAAGTTGGGCAATGCTCAAGAACGAGATCGCGTTTATCAAGGCAAACCTGGGCGCGTGTAAGACTCTAGTCATTGATACAATCGATTGGGCCGAACAACTCGCGGTCGATTATGTATGCGCACAGCACCAGAAAAACGGGATCGAAGATTTCGGCTGGGGCAAGGGCTATACATACGTTCAAGAAGAGATCGGGCGTCTATTGAATAGTTTGTCCGAGCTTGTGGACAACGGGATCAACGTCATTTTGACAGCTCACGCACAAATTAAGAAATTTGAGCAACCGGACGAAATGGGATCATACGATCGCTATGAATTGAAGCTCGGACAAAAGACCAGCTCAAAGACGGCCCCGCTGGTCAAAGAATGGGCTGATATGGTGCTCTTTGCGAATTATAAGACAATCGTCATGACCACAGACACCGGCAAAAAGAAAGCCCAAGGAGGCGAACGTGTCATGTACACGAACCACCGCCCAGCGTGGGACGCGAAAAATCGTCACGGCTTGCCAGATCAGCTCCCGTTTACGTTTGAGAGCGTGGCTCATATCTTCAACGCGCCGGCTCCCGTACCCGAACAACCGGCACCGGCTCCACAGCCACAGCCACAACCGGCACCAGAGCCACCAAAACAAAACATTAACGAGCAATTGCAAGAGGTCGCCCAAGAGGTGGCCCAAGAAATGGGACGAGCTCCACAAGCAGGGCTTTTACCACAATCTTTGATCGACTTAATGGCACCGAACAACGTTACCGAAAACGAGTTACAAGAGGTCGCTTATATTCGCGGACACTTCCCAATGGGAACGCCTATCGAAAACTTCCCGAGCAATTACTGGGATATGATCGTCGCGAATTGGGACGCTACACTGGACGTTATTCAAAACCAAGTCCGGAAAGATCCAGACTTACCATTTAACACTAACAATTTATAAGAATAAAGGAGAAATTTCATCATGACACAACAACAATATAACAACAGCTTTGATCGCGAGTTTGGCTGGGACGACACAATTCAAAAAGATTCCGAATTTGTCCTTTTACCAGACGGCCTATACTGGTTTACAGTTAAAGAGTACGAGCGCGGACGTCACACGCCGAATCCTCAAAATCCCGGCAAGTTGCCAGCTTGCCCTAAAGCAACAGTACACCTTACTATCGTAGCAAACGAAGGCGAAACAGAATTGCGCCACAATCTCTTCTTACACAGCTCAACGGAAGGTATGCTTTCAGCGTTCTTTGGTGCGATCGGGCAAAAACGTAAAGGTGAGCCCCTTCGTATGGACTGGAACGCGATCATCGGAAAAGTCGGAGTTTGTAAAGTTGGAACTCGTGAATATAACGGCAATAAGTACAACGAAGTGAAAGGTATGATTTACGCGGAGGACGTGGACTATACAAAAGTGTTGAACGCGCAACCGGGACAACAAGCCCCAGCGTACCAACAACCAGCGCCACAGTATCAACAACCACAACCAACACAAACACAGGGAGGCTTCACAGGAGGGCCGTTCTAAAATAGGAGGTTCTAAAATATGGAGTTAAGACCCTATCAGCAAGAAGCACGGGAAGCCGTTCAGCGTGAGTGGCTAGAAGGTCGGAAACGCACTCTTCTAGTCCTCCCGACTGGAACGGGGAAAACCGTCGTATTTTCAAAGATCATCGAAGATCAAGTCCGAGAAGGGAAGCGCGTGTTAGTGCTCGCTCACAGATCCGAATTATTGGATCAAGCAAGCGACAAGCTCAAGACCGCAACGGGCCTCGGTACGGCACTAGAAAAGGCCGAAAGCACGTCTATAGGATCATGGTATCGGGTGGTCGTTGGATCTGTCCAAACCATGCAACGGGAAAAGCGTTTAAGTCAATTTCCGCCCGACTGGTTCGATGTGATCGTGGTCGACGAGGCACACCACGCAATATCTGATGGATATCAAAAAGTATTAGGCTATTTCAAAGACTCGGAAGTCTTGGGGGTTACAGCTACCCCAGACAGAGGAGATATGCGAAACCTCGGTTCGTACTTTGATAGTTTGGCCTATGAATACTCGCTAGTACAAGCGATCAAAGAAGGCTATCTATCCAAGATTAAGGCCCTAACAATTCCGCTCGATCTCGATCTTTCAAGCGTTTCAATGTCCGCGGGTGACTTTAAAGCGAGCGATGTTGGAACGGCACTCGATCCGTATCTCGTACAGATTGCGGACGAAATGGCTAAATATTGCAAGGATAAGAAAACAGTCGTCTTTCTTCCACTAGTCAAGACAAGCCAAAAATTCCGCGATATCTTAAACGAGCGGGGTTTTAAAGCGGCCGAAGTTAACGGAGAATCGAAAGATCGGGCCGAAGTGCTCGAGGACTTCGAAAAAGGTCGTTATAACGTCTTGTGTAACTCAATGCTACTCACGGAGGGCTGGGATTGTCCGTCGGTTGATTGTGTGGTCGTGTTACGTCCGACAAAAGTCCGCGCGCTCTATTCGCAAATGGTGGGCCGTGGGACGCGTCTATTCCCGGGTAAAGACGAGCTTCTTTTGCTCGATTTCTTATGGCACACGGAACGTCATGAGCTATGTCGCCCGGCTCACTTGATAAGTGAGAGCCCGGAAGTCACAAAGAAGATGGTCGAGAATATGGAAGAAGAAACGGGCGTCGTGATTGATCTCGAGCAAATGGAAGTCAAGAGCGCTGAAGACGTTGTCGCAGAACGTGAAGAAGCCCTCGCGAAACAACTCGCAGAAATGCGCAAGCGTAAGAGAAAACTCGTCGATCCGCTTCAATTTGAAATGTCAATCCATGCGGAAGATCTTTCGAGCTATGTCCCTAATTTTGGCTGGGAGATGGCCCCGCCGTCTGAAAAACAACTCAAGGCCCTCGAAAAGTACGGTATATTTACCGACGAAGTGGGGAACGCTGGAAAAGCAAATCTCTTGCTTGACCGTTTGAACAAGCGCAGAAACGAAGGACTTTCGACACCGAAGCAGATCCGATTCCTTGAAAGTCGAGGCTTCCGGAACGTCGGAATGTGGAGTTTTGAGAGTGCTCGAAGCATGATTGACCGTATCGCCGCTAACGGGTGGAGAATACCACACGGAGTCAGAGCAAGCGAATACTTGCCAAACTAACAATAAGGAGAAAAACAATGAAAACTAACAAATTAACACTTTTGACAGTCGCTACTATCGCGACAGCTACACTTGGGATTAAGGGAGTAAATGCCGATGAGTCTGATCGAGGAATCACGCCAGAGACTACAACAATTGCAACAAACCAAAATGACACAGCAAGCGGAACTGAATCAGCTATTCCAGCAACGGAAACAGCTCAACCAGCAGATTCTAACAATGACGCGGGAACTGGAAGCGCTGAAGCTGAGAATAACGAACGAGAAGGACTTTCAACAAGTTTTGAAAAGAGCGGGAATGTGATCGAAGTCAAGAACCCGGAAGTCGTTGTCGATCAGTCAAACGGTACAGGGAAGTATCAACCCTTTAGCGTGGAATATAAGAACGTACACTTCCCCGACGATCTCGAGATCAACGAAGGCGATAAGGTAACGTTCACGCTTCCTAAAGAAGTAGCATTTCAAACTAGCTTCACGTTTGACGTGCACAACCCAGAAAATGCGGTCGTCGGTCAAGCTACCGCAGACAGCACAGCCGGGACTGTTACGACAGTTTTCAACGACTATTTTAAAAACCACCCTCTAAACAAGCAAATGAGCCTTAAAATGGACGCAAAATGGACTGATAAAGTCGAGAGTGGCAAACCAGTAAGCGCGAATTTTAACGGCACAGTCGTAACGGCTCAAATCGGCAAAGAGCAAGTGATTGGAAAAGATGAGCTCCTTTCCAAGTGGGGAAGCCAAGATGAAAACGATCCGACCGTCATAAATTGGACGATCCGCCTTAACTACGCGCGAAAGGTCCTTAATTATGTGAAAATCATTGACGAAATGTCAGAAAATCAAAAGCTAGTCGATGATTATTTTGAAATCAAGAATATTGAGAGCGTGGATCCGTGGATCGACAAGGGGTCCGCAATGGATCTTGTTAAGTCAATTAGTAAGTCAGATCACGGCTTCGAGATCAAGATGGATCGTCTTGATCGTATGATCTATTTAAACTATAAGACTAAACTAACAAGCGCGGTTAAAGATAGCGTAAACCCAACAAATAAAGTTGAACTTAAAGCCGAAGATTCGGGCGCCGTTTCTTATAGCTACGTTCAACTTGTGGGTGGCCGTGGGGACGCGTCCGGAGAAAATAAACCAGTCTGGGAAATTCCAAATGACGCACCAAAATATGAAAAACCATCAATCGATTTAAACGATATCCCGCTTATGCCTCCGGCTCCGGTTTTAGATAAGCCAGAATGGACAGGCGGTACAACACCGTTTGACGCGCCACAACTTGACAAGCCCGAGTGGGAAGGCGGAGTCGTACCGTTCGACGCTCCGATCTTGGATAAACCAGAGATCAATATTGAAGATATTCCGCTACTTCCACCGGCTCCCGTCTTGGATAAGCCGGAACTAGTGATCGATATTCCAGATCCAAAACGCGATGAACCAAAACCACAGCCGAAAGAAGACAAGCCAAATACACCAGCGCCAAAAACAAACGAAGATCCGAAAGTCGAAGAAGTGAAAATCACTAATCGCGTGAAAAATCACGCGGAAAACACGCGAAACGAATCTGAAGAAGTCGTAGCGTACAGCGCACCGGTTACACTTCCTAATACTGGATCAGATCTCGGAATCGCGATCAGCCTCCTCGGACTATTAGGATTGAGCCTCGGAGTCGTTGGAATGGCCAAAAAGGAGAACTAATTGAAAAAAATGATCGTCTGGGCCCTTTTTGATAGTGGGAATGGGAGTTACACGAAAGGCGTCAAGGATCTAAACGATAAAGGCTTGTGTGATATTGAAATACACCCGATAGGGATTGATATTGAACGCAAGAATAATCATTTCATAAATTTAAATCTTGCTGATTATAGTCGATTGTTTGGGGATAATACCTTATTCGATACACTTGATAAGTTACCGAAACCCGATTTAATTATTGCGAGTCCTCCTTGCGAAAGCTGGAGCAATGCGAGCGCAATTCCTAACGGTAACGCTTGCTGGAAAAAAGAGGATCTATCAGACAGTCTTTTTGAACCACAAAAGGAGCCGAGCCCGTTCACGATCCGAAGCAATAGCGATTATGAGCAAGCGTACAACAATTACAAGTACGATCGACAATTTATGAAGAGAATAAATGGGG